CAAAGACAGGTCCGGTGTCTTGGACCTGCATGAACCCGCAAACCTTAACCATGTCTGGACAAAAATCCGTCACAACGTAGGAGAGAACAATGCCTGATCTAAACTTTAAAGATGGTGTCGAAGAAGCCGCTAGCGAACGCTCACAACTGCCCAAGGGGTGGTACAAGGGGCACATGCTTGCTTCTTACTTCCAGGACTTTAAGAACGGCAACGGTGTTGCACTTGTCTTCGACTTCCAGGTTGATAACGGTGGCTTACCACGGCGTATACGCTCGTATAACACATGGGCCCACCGAACCAGTCCAGATGCTGAGAAGTGGGGTCAGGTTGCCGTTAAGCAGTTCTTGCGAGCCTGTGGCAAGCCTGAGGCCAGGAGCACGGAGGAGTGCCACAACCTGCCCATCGAGATTCTCGTTGAGGAAGGTGAGAAGTACAACCGTATTAAGAGCTACCGAAAGGTACAGCCCCCCGTTAAGGAGGGCGTGACTCTTATGACGCCTAGCTTTGGCGTCCCAAGGGAGGCAATGGTCGAGCCTGAGACTGTTAAGCAGCACGCTGCAAAGTACGAGGACGACGACGTGCCGTTCTAGGACTCTCGTATTTCCATATAGATCCAGCCGGGGTGTGCAGCAAGGTACGCCTCGGCTTTTTCTTTTGTGTCAAATGTACCAGCAACGTCGAACTTTTCTGCGTAATTGCAGTGGGCCTGTACGTGCCAAATACAATACTTACCAGGCTTCTTAGCAGGAGCCTTTTTCTTTAGTGCAGCTTTCTTTTTGTCAGCCATTATTTTTCCTCACGGATGGTGATGGTGTTGACTTCTACCTTGGTCGTTACGAGCTTCTCTATCTCGTTTACCACCTCGAGCAATGTGTCGCCCAAGCTCTCGCCAGCACTAACAAGCGTGTCGATGTCCTGGTTTAGCTTGCCGAGCTTCTTTAACATCTCTTGAAGGTCGTCCATTAGTCTCTCTTGCATGGCTTGTTAGCGGTTGCCTCAAGGATTAGATTGCCGTCAACCTTGACAATAACCTTGCACGGGTTCTGCTTGATAGACAGGTCTAAGTTGTCTCCCTTAACATACCGGGTACATCCCGACAGGAACGCAGCCATTGAAACCAATACTACTAGTGCTTTCATTCTGGATCCTCCTCTTTGCTTTCGACTTTCTTAGACGCTGTTTCCAGCCCGTCCGTCGTCAGGAACCTGAGCCAAATCATGAGGACGCTGGAGATGCTAGTACTCCACGCAGCCCCAAGGGCGGTGGCGTCTAGGTGGACTGCGCCACTGTAAAATAAACACAAGGTCGTAAGGCTTGCCGTCAGCATTGTGATGGCAGTCCGTATCGTCTTGCTCTTCATTGGGTGTTTCATTATGTAATTTTCCCTAAGCCTACGCGGGTAGACTTGCTTTTGACCTCTTGAATTGTAACTCTTTCCGACAGGTCTTGTAACTTTTCATGGAGCTTTGCTCGCCCTTCTCGTGCTTGTCGAAGGTCGTCTTTGATTTCTTGCATCTCAAGCTGCATGCTTGCAAGGCTATGTTTAATGGAAGACACACGGGTAGATACGTACCATACGGCACCGACTATCGTCACAAGATTGCTTGCCATTAAGCTGCCTATCTCGTCCATCATTAGCCTACCCTCGCCAGCGTGCTTTCTTTCCTCGACAATCGTAATGGGTAAATGAGCTATAAACCCCGACCCCACCTTGGTCCATCTTGCCGTCATTGATCAAGTCTTCAATCGCGTTGGCAACATCTTTAGGGCTCATGCCACGCACTTTAATGTCGGCAGCAGTTCCTTTGACGTGTTGCGATGTAGGCTTTGATCCTATTTTGGTGTTGTATGTCAGGTTGCGGAATCCGCTTATGATGGTGATAGGCTTGCCTATTTCATTCCTTAATACCTGAAGGTTGTGAGCACATTTAGTCACATTTTCAATTAAGTCCCATGGAACACCAGTTCCATCGTGAGTCTTCCACTCTTTGAGATGAAAGTTAGGCGTAATCTGTGGATCGATCATTCTATTACCTTGTATGTTTCTTGCCGCTTAGGGCGAATCTTGCGAATCCCTTTGGGGGGTTTATCTACTTTGTATAGTTGTTCTACTTGTGGTCTGTCTTTTTCCACAACGTAGATCCACTTATCACCATCACGGACTAGCCGCCTTTTCTCCCAGACAATTTTCTTTTTCCAACCGGGTGGTTTGCCTTTTCGTTTAATTGCAGCGGCACGAAGGTTAAGGGCCGTTGTTAGGTTGTGGTCTAAAAGATGGACCTCGGAGTCCACAATTTTTTCTATGCGTTCTGCCTTCTTAGAAATGTATCGAAGCCCTCTTCTTTCGTCTTCGCTTAACCTTCTAGTCTCGGCCAGCTTTTCATACTTGGCTCTTGCTCCAGCTAAAGTGTCTGGATCAGAGGCATCCCCAAGGAACGCTACCTTTAAGTTGGTTCTAACCTTTCCAAGCATTTTCTTTTTGTCTTTAGCCACATCCTTAATGTGCAACCGCACCCCCTGCAAAAAGACCAAGACCCATGTTGGTCATTGCAGCAAACCTTTCACCAGGCCTAGCGCCCATTTCACCGGCTTTTGACAAGGCGTTAACAAAGTCTTTTAGTGGCCCTCCCGTCAGCAACGTGAGCTTTCCTAAGTCTCTAAGGCCATAACCATCGCCCTTCTTCTTTTGGCTAACGATGTACCGTCGTAGCTTGAGAAGCTCTTTGCCTTTTTTGGTTAGCTTTCCGTTCTTGGAATACCCTCCGCGCTCACCCACCTCACCTGTAAGGTTAAGCATTATTCTCTTTCCGCCGTTGCCGTCAGGCCCAAGCCAGTGACCAACAAAAGCCTCTCCCTCCCCGCCGTACAGGTTGTCCTCTTCAATAGCTTTCCAATAGCCGTACCTTAGCGTGCTAAAGAGGGTTTGAGTTGGGCCAAAGGGGTTGAGCCACTGCAAGTCTTTTGTGCGAAGAAAGCCAGCGTCTGACATATCAGCAACCAGGCGAGCCTTTAACTCGTTTGGCAAATACTCGAGCGCTAACGCCATCGTTTCCGGGTCCATAGCCTCCAGCCTTTCGCGGCCCATCTGGGTTGCTATGAAAGCTCTAGCCGATGCATTGGCTGATTTGTTTGCAAGGTCAGCATTGACCTTTCTGCTAGACGTTTTAATGTACGGTGTTGGCCTAAAGAATTCACTGGCAGGACCTCGTTTACCCGGAAACCACAGAGCTTTATATGCCCAAGTGAGCATAGGTGCTAATGCGCCAAGCGCCTGAGCTTTAGAGCTTCTCATCCAGGCAAGAGCCTTAGGGAGGCTGCTGTAGTTTACAAACAAGCGGTCAGCCATAACAGAAGAAGACTCAGCAAACGTTTTAGAAACCTCTCTGCGTGTGAGCTTTCTTTTTACGCGCCCCGTAGGTCCAATAATGTCTGCACCGGAGCTTGTTTTTTTGAGTGTAACAAAGACTCCTTCGTTTATCTCTAG